AGAGGCACCGTAGCCTCTTGCTAATCTCATGGCCTCTTGTTCTTCTTCTGTTAGCTGTGAAGCCGTACCTCCACCTAAAACATTATTAATATAATCTTTTATATTAAAATCATCAGCTATAAAATCTCTTTCGTATAAACTACCCAAACCACCTGGCATACCTCCTCTTCTAAAACCTTGTGGCATTAATGTTTCAGGATCTGGTCTTCTTATTTTAGGTATGATTGCTTCTATTCCTGCAACCTTACCTGGTTTTACTAAAGGAGCAAAGTCTGCTGAATCTCCTATCATTGAAAGCATTTCTCCTATTATTTCAGCTTTGTTCATACCTGCGGCTCTATTTTGAAAATCTTTTAAGTCTTTTAGTGCTTCGTCTTGAGCTTCATCATAACCAGGCATACCACCCGTAAAATAACCTGGCACGTCATAACCAAACTTGTCTTCTACTAAGGCAGGGTTTTCTTTTGCTAGTGCCTGTATCCCTTTGTTTCCTTCAGATATTTTTTTCATATTTAATTTGCAGTTATATTGATGGATATATCTCCGTTAGTTTTAACAGAAAGTGATCCTACTGATGCAGCCATCTCAAAGCCTTGTGAACTGCTTGGAGTATGTAACTGTATCCATTGATTGCCAGTATAAACCTGTAAAACATCAATAGATGTATTCCATATTACATCACCAGCGTTAAAATTTAAAGATGATATTTCAGAATCGTTAAATTGTGGTGTAGAGTTTGGATCAAATTTACCTAAGTTTATTTCAAGTATTCTAATTAACCTGTTAAAAGTTCCTGCTTCAACCTCACCATTTGCTTGAGGTAATCTTGTTTCAAGTAGTTTGGCCACTATCTTCTACCATCGCTTTTAACATCTATTCTGTTAGAGCCTAACCTCCATCTAAACCCAGTTCTTACTCCTGTAGCTGCGTCATCATCAGACTGAACTCTAAGAACTAGCTGCCTGCCTCTAGCACGTGTAAAGTTTTGTTGAGTAGAGCTAGTAACATCGTTTGTTGAATTAGTAGTTAGACTATCGCCTGGAAAGTCGCGAGTTTTAAGAACAAAGTTTATTTGTCCAGTTGATGCAGATGTGCCAAAAAACTTTACATCAGGAATAATCCTGCTTATAAAACCAAAACCATCTCCATCTTCTATATCTATGTCGCCTGACTCTATATAAACATTGTCCATAGGCAACCCATCAGCATCGTCAGAATCTTCATGCACGTATAAATATCCTGTGCTACTGTCTTGTCCTGTAGCTTTTGGCTTTTCAAATACACCCTCGTCTAACCAAGCTGTTCTTGATAAATTTCCTATGCTCCATACACCTTCTAAATAATTATAAGTAACATACCTATCTATTTCAGTAGATGAAGATGAGCAATAAAACCAACCAACTTCGTTAAACTCTTTGTTTGTAAACGATATAGTTTTAAATGATTGCGATGAGTTAAAATCATCTAATACATAGTTTAGTACACTACATACTAATCTTTTTACTGATCCCGAGTAAGTGTAAAAACCATCTCTTGCCATCCAATACACACTGTCTGGTGTATTTATTGCTGCATTAGGAGATATAAGTCCTACGTTTTCGTTTATAAGATTGACACCAAAAGTAAATGGTGCACCTACAAACTGCATACTATATAAAGATGTATCAGTCCAAATAAGTATTTCTTGTCTTGATCTTAGACCACCTACTATTTGTGATCCTGACGATAGTCTTAGTGAACCTGCTGTATTAGTAGCAGTTGGCTCCCAGTTAGTTGCACTTTCTTGATCTGAAAACGCTATAAGCATAGGATCTACAGTTCCTGTTCTTGAGCTACCACTAATAGGATCAGCACCTAAAACTATAACATGCCTATCAATATCGCTTACGATTACTTGTAATCCTCTAGTTGGTACAAGATTAGCACCACTTAAACTACTTAACTCAACTGCTCTAGTGCTAGTTCCGTTAGTTTCATCCCAATAATAAATACTGCCTGCTCTTGGATTTATAATTAAATCTTCTCCAAAAGCATCGTGTGACCACAATCTTAACTGTCCAGTTTCTGTTATTGATGTACCTGAACCCCAAGTACCGCTACCCCATGTACTAGCACCCCAGCCTGTTGATGCTACAAAAACATCTAGTCCTACATTTATTTGATAAGTACCTACAACAGAGGAACCACCATTACCGCTATCTGAGGAGTTTGCGGTCACTGTAGAACCAGATGTATCTTTTGCCTCTATGGTATAACTATTCGCATTTATTACGGTTGCGATTTGATATTCTTGATTTAAAACTGCTGCTGTTATATTGCCTCCTAACGTTGCAGCCCCACTAAATGTAACAAAATCATTTTGCACAGCACCATGCCCTGTATCTGCAACTGTTATAGTTGCATCGCCATTGCTTGCAGAAAATGTTACGTCTCCCGCACTTGTAGTTGATCTTATTGGAGTAACATCATCAAAACCAGATCCTTCTTTAATATAGTATTTAAAGGTAGTACCAAGTCCTAAATATTTAGTTGAGCTTAAAGCAACCCAACCTAACAGTGCTCTGCCTGTGCCTAAATAAGAAGAGCTAGTTTCTTTTTCCCAACCACCTATTTTTTCTGGAAGTCCTTTTCTAAACCTAACTAAATTACTATCTGTCCAACCCCCTTTACTCATAAGGTCGGTCATTTCTTTGTTGATACCTGGATTGAATTGTAATTTAGTTAATGGCATTACTAAACCTCATGCCATTCTTTGCCTTCAAACAATAAGGCTTCTGCTTCTCTCCTTCTTATTAAACCTTGTTTTACTTGACCAGCAGCTTTATTCCATCTTTTAATTTGCATGGGCACTCCGTCATAATCTTTTGAATTTAAAACTTTAAGCAATGTAGATGCTTTCAAATTAGCTGGGCCTAAATTAAATACCCATGAAACCATAGCATCAAATTGATTTTGTTCTAAATCTACTTCTACCATATCGTTTATGTAGCCTTCATATTCATTCATTTCATGCAACAACAAATTATCAGCTTCTTCTTGAGTTATAGTATCACCCTCTTTAACACCTTTAGTTGAGCCATAACCTATTGTTAAAACATTTGCAGCACAACGATATGCTTCTAACTCACATCCTTCAAATTTTTTAATTAAAGATAAACCTTCTTTTGATATGTTCATACTACTGCTCCTTTTTAGTTGTAGTAACTGTTCTATAATACACAACAACTTCTTTAAGTTCATTTATATACCTTTTAAGTTCTTGCATATTATAAGCCATGACTTCGTAATCAGGTATTGTCATAGCTAAAAATACTAACTCACCTTCTTGTTTTTCTATTCTAGCTAGTTGTTCTTCCCAATTATCAGGAGTAACAACAATCCACATAGGTTCTTTCAAATCTATTTCTCTAGGCATAACAGGTTGTACTATTGTCCTATCTAGTGGTTTTGCTGTAACCTCTACTTGTTTAGTCGGAATTAGACTGCAACTGCAAGCCATCATCAAGGTCATCAACAACATTGCTGATTTTTTCGATTTCTTCCATGATATGTTTTGTACCATTATTTATTTTCCTTTCCATTTCTACTGGGTCTGCAAGTATTTTTGCAGATAGTTCATACTCTTTTATAAACTGTGTGTATCTATTTAATTCTCTTTGTGCTGCTTGGCTTTTAATACTAAGCTCGTTTAACTGTGTTGTTTGTAATTCAAAGTCATTTTGTAAACTTTCTATTGCTTCTTTTTGTGTAGCTATAGCACTTTCTAAAGCAACATTATTAGCTTTTAAAGTTACATTTTCGTTATATAACCAATAGCTACCAAACCCTAAAACCATAATAATTCCTATTAAAAATTGTTGCATTAAATATCCTCTATTATGTAATTTAAACCTGCTGCACTTCTATACTCTATAAGTTTATTATTTTCATCACGAAATTTAAGATGTTTTTCTTTTTTAATTAATATTTTTTTTGTAATGTAACTTCGGTCATCTGAATCACCATATTCTTTATTAAAAGAAACAGTAACTTTATAGCGTGTCTTAAATAACTTTATAATCCATTTTATAACTAATTTAATTTTATTCATCTTAATTAATTATAGTATATATTTGTATGGGTTTTTCTTTACCTTTTACATATATACTTTTTAACTCTTTTAG